ACACCCACAAAGTGCCGGCCACGGCTTAAATTTGCAAGGGGCAGGTCATGCCGTGATCTGGTTCAGTAATACGTGGTCATTAGAAACCTATGAGCAGTTTATTCGGCGTCTATGGCGCCAAGGGCAACGCAACAACATCGTAGTTCATCAGATTATTGCCAAAGACACTATTGACGAGGCTATCGTGGCTGCCATCAATGCTAAAGACAAAACTCAGCAGGCTTTAATGAATGCAGTTAGGGACTACACAAAAAAAGTGAAAGAAAAGGAGGGCCAATAGAAAATAAAGTGTTTACTTCTCTGCACATAAGGTATAATGCAATTGTTTACTTCAGTAAACGCTTTACTTCTAAACTACTAAGGGCTAAAATATGAAACACAACTTGTTTGATGAAATGCAGGCGGACCTGCTTAAACAGATTGAGCGGTACAAAGCCATTCCGGCAGAGCAGCACGCCGAGGAGGAGCGGCTTCGCCAGATTCAGCGAGACTGGGAGGCAGCGCACACGTCTTTCGAGACAGACGAAGACCGTGCCGACAAGGAAGAATACCCCGATGAGGAGGATGAAATATGAAACACACTCAAGTCAAACCCGGTACTAAATTTGGGGCTTCGGCCCCGTCAACTTCTAGGAACAACTATGGACTCAATCACAACTAAGCCCTATGTTTACATAGCCGGCCCATTTTTTAATCCACGACAAGTGGAAATCATCGAAAGCACTAAGGCACTTCTTGACGTCCACGGCGTCCGGTACTTTAGCCCTAAGGATGAATGCCTATTTGACCCTAAGTCCACTACTCCTGAACAGGTCTTGGAACTTAATGTTAAGGCTTTACTTAAAACTGATCTAGCTTTGTGTGTAACCGATGGCAAGGACCCAGGAACCTTATTCGAGGCCGGCTGGTGCTACGCAAATTCAATTCCCCTCATATACCTATGGCTGGATGGTCAGCCTGGTCAGAAGTTTAATCTAGTCTTAGCTGCATCCGGTTCCGTGGTTAGGAACTTCATACAGTTGGACATGGCCATTAGGGAAATAATTGACAAAGGCGTGTTTGACCGCAAAAACTGGTCAGACTTGGAGATGAGCTATGAATAGTAAAGACATGGACTTTTTTATGCGAAGCTATACCTTGGAGCACACCAAGCGATATAGCATGAAGCCGGTAATTCATCAAGAGAGTGTGGCAACACATAGCTATTTTGTGGCTTTAGGCGTCTTGCTAATGGCGCCTTTTTACAAGTTTGATGTCAATGAAGCAATTAAGATTGCTATTTGCCATGACTTGGCCGAGATGGAAATCTCTGATGTAAACCACTTGGTTAAGAAGAACTATCCAATCGTTGCAGCGGCTCTTAAAGAAGCCGAAGAACAGATCGTACAGAATTTTCCACCTCAAATAAAGCATTTTTGTGACATTTACCATGAGGACTCGCCTGAAGCCTTGGTTGTGCATTATGCCGATGCTCTTCAATGCATGCAGTATTCACAAAACGAGATTGCACTAGGCAACCAAGGCTACATGGTTGACGTGCATGCCAATAGCGCTAAACGGTTACTTAAGTTGCAAGAAAAACTTAAGCCTTACGAGGTTGCGTAATGACCACGACAGATCAAGTTTTAGAACAACGAGGTACCGTGTACGGTGATTTTTATGATGGTGTTTCATTAGAAGCAGTTATCCTTGAAAATATAAAGGACAGGTATCGCAAAACCCATGGAAAGGAGCTCGACCCCATCTATGTTATTTATCTCTCAAAGATAGCCATGAAACTTTCTCGTTTAGCTGTATCGCCTAATCACATAGACAGCTGGACAGATATTGCAGGCTACGCACGATTAGTAGAACTTCAACTCATTAAGGAACAACATGCCAAAGGTTAATAAAGAACAAATGCCGCATCTACAAAAGATGCACACCACACTTAAATTCGGTCAAAAGCCAAAGCCAATTGAGTTTGTCAACCAGCTGGAAGCCATTGATGTCAAGATCGTCCATGCCCCTACGGTTGAGCAATTCCGTCAGACGATTTCAGTGTTTCTAATGAACACATGGAATGACAAGATCCAATGGGACTTTCCAAAAGAAGACGTTGATCAAACCATTGATGAGCTATTTAAGTATGAACTGTTGCCTACTGCAATGGAAACGATTAACATCACTTGGTCGGTTAATGGCATGGATATGGTTGATACAACGCATTTAATCAGACACCGTCTGTTTAGCTTTGCGGCTCAAGTCCATGGCGATAGAGATATGCGCGATGACCGCGTTGTGGTTAAACCCGGGATTATGGCTAACAAGGACTTCTATGATCGTTATCAGCAAATTACTACAATGGCTCGAGATCTTTATATCGACATGCTTGATAGTGGTCTTGTGCACGGTCTTGATACTCGGACTATCATGCCTCGCAATTTTGAGCATTTTTATATGGTTAGGTGCACGATTAAAGACCTTATTGGTTACTGCATCATGCGTGGTGATGAGCAAATTCAAACCACGGTAGACAACATTATCGCCATAAAGCTATGGCTTGAAGTATTAAAGGTCTATCCTTTTCTTAAAGGGTTGGTAGACTTTAGAAAGCCGGATGTGTTCTATCAGCGGCAATCGGCCAAGGGTAAAACAAATATCTTTCCGCCAAATGCAAAGAACGATAACTTTGACTGGTGTGAAGAGCAGTTTTACCATTCTAAAGGCCGTGATGAGTACCTTGGGAGTGATGTGTACTTAAAAATTCGTGAAGGCTTGCTTAGCCAGATCGATGCCATTGAGAAGAAACACCCATGAATAACTGGAAGGCAATCCACAGTAAGCTTAAGGTAATGCCTTTGAAGGCTCGTAAAGAAATTTTTAAAGCTTTTAAGATTGCCTATCCAAACTGGAAGAAACCAACATTTGCTGCTCTTGAACGTGTGGTAGTGCGTCTTGAGCGGCAAATAGATGTTTGTATTGAATACAACATTAAGAAGCAAGCACTCAATAGAAGTGTGAAGTACTACCGCTACTATATTACTGAATACAAAAAGGAACTATGATGACTGCTAAAATTCGATGGACAAATGAAGAAAAAGAAAAAGTGCTTGATAAAGCAACAGAGTACTATAAATTGCGTGCACTCTCGCCTTACGACGCGATTAAGCAAGCACAGCTAATGGTGCTTACTGATCGCAACCGACATAGAGCATTTAATTCTTACTCATCATGCTATGACTTAACTAATGAAGTTAAGAAACGTGCAGCTTATGTTAAGCCACTTGCTAAAGAGCCAGAGCCAGAGCCAGAGCCAGAAGTAACGGTTGAACTTGCACAAGAGTCTTCAATAGATGAGTTAATTAACACCATTGCTAGACGTATTGCATTAATTGTCAAAGACAATGTGAAGTTGGTAGTTAAAGAGCTTGAGCACGAATTTCGTTTAACAAAGCATGATCCGACATACAATGGTGATAATTTTCATAAGCCTAGAATTGTGGTTATAGGCTTACTTAATTCACAAACGCACATGATTGAGTCAGAGTACGGTCATAAGCACGATTTTAGATTTGTTGATGCTAGTAAGTCAGTAAACGAAAAGTCAGTCATAAATGCCGATGCTTATCTTATTATGAAGAACTTTGTAAATCATTCGATTTACGGCATCTACCAGCAATTCTCTAATCATGTACTAATTGATGGCGGAATGTCTGCACTTCGTGCATGGCTAAACACCAAAGGAGCTGAACTATGACTACCAAAGAGCATTTTGTGTACACACCTGCATCCACTGATGTATCAATCCGATGGAGACAGCTATACGGCTATGTGCCACCGTCGGAAGACCCTGTCTACCAACGTAAATGGGCAGAGTTTAGAGCTTTGGCTATTAAAGGCATTGAAAGCATTGAAAAGCCAAAGCCTGTTTATTCTGAAAAAATTCTTAAGCTAAGGAATACTCATGCAGCCTCTTAACATTGTTCGTGACGGCTATGAAAACTGGATTGAGCTGTTAAAGCGCACCTGCAAAGAAGATCTTCTTACAGACCCGTATGATGTCTGGACAGAAGCTTTTCACGTAGGCTCTATGCTGGAAAGGCGTAGCGTTTTGCATGCCATTCATACGCAGATTCAGCTGGTAAGGCCTGAAGACTTTGATGACACCCTAAAAGTGTCAGTTGATGACGCCAAACAGCTTCAAGTTGCAATGCTAAAGCAGATAATTCGAATTATCGAAGCTAAGGGGCTTTAGCTTTTTCTTTCTCATCTGGCTTATTAAAGTATTTGTACGCTTCATATGCCAGCGGAGGAATGGCCATTGCAGCGCCTACGCCTTTTGCATACAAATTAGGGGTTGCCATTAATGCGCCGCTGGCAGCACCCATGCCATGAAATGCAGCATCGGTGTAGTTACCTTGTTTGTAGTCATCATATGCTTGTGCAGCATCGTATCCTGCAAATGCGCCTGATGCGATATTGCTAAATGGAATCTTGCTAATAAACTTTCCAGCTTGAACCATGGACGGAGGCGCTTGACTAGCAAGTGACGAAAGTTTTGCTTTAGCAGCGTCAGAAACCGTTTGTGCAGTGTCTAAAGCATTACTTAATTGCGCCATACGGCCTGGGCCTGCAGCTTTTTCAAGCGCAGATTGAAGCTTTAAGACTTGCTGTTGTGCCGCTTCATACTCAGCTTGTGCTTTAGAAAACAAGTCATGCACATTTGACATAGCAGTGCCGAAGTATGCTTTAGTGTTCTCAAGAGTATTTGGCACAATTAAGCCGGACCTAGCAGCTCTAAACTTAGATGCTTCATCAGGAGTTAGACTTTGCTGTAATTGATAGTTTCTTGCAGCTTCAGTGCTACTTGCAGCACCAGGGCCTAGATCGCCTACAACTTTACGGTTCCACTTATCGCCTGAAAGCTCCGTGCCTTCAGGTACAGCGGACTCAACAGATGAAATTCCGAACTTACTGGCTTCTTGTTTTGCCAAATTAAGCTCAGCACGCTTTTGGTCAAGCACTGCTTGTGCACCTTCCAATTGCTTCATAATGTCCGATGCAATTGGTGACTTGCCGGCTTTTGCAGCTGCAATAGTCTGTCTTAGACTATTTACGCGAGCTTCAGCCGCGGCTACGTTTGACGATGCTGCTGATGTACTAGGCGCTTTCCACTCTGTAGGCTTAACGCGGTTTAGCACTGCCCCTGTTACGGCGCCTGCAACTGCGCTCATAGCAGGGTTTGTTGACTTAGGTTCACGCTTAGGCGCGGTTGTAGTTGATGATGGTGACCTAGGCATGTCTTTAAAGATGTCATCCATACCCTCTAGATCAATCGCAGAGCCACTGTCATCTTGAACGTAAAAATCATCTTTGGTGCCTGCTTTCTTAGACTTCGAAAACAGTGGGTCAACATCTTCAAGTGCATTAGAGTTATCAGCAGACTTTGGAGTATCGGCCATGATTACCTCGATGGAGATGAGAAGACAGGGCTGTGTGTACGAGTAAGCTCACGGAAGAGGTTGTCATACCGATCAAAAATTGCTTTGTATTCAGGCCCTGTAAAGAACTGTGACGTAGGCACTCTTGACCCATACTTTTGATCAAATGCTGTTAGATTTTTATACAGCTCATCTTTCTGTTTATTGGCAAGCACGTTTTGCTTCACCCAGTACTTAATGGCTTCTGCAGAATCTTGATCAGTAATAAGCGGTGATTTCAACAACACCACGTCCGCATTGGAGATTTGTGGGCCAAGCACTGACTTATTAGTTTTTGCATTCTCAAAAAACTGTCTGCCAAGTATCTTTTGCGCAATGCTTAAGTCGCGCTGATCATCTTCGCTAAGCCTGTATTTCTCTTCCATGATTTTAGCAGGAAGTGAGAAACTGCCCCATGGTGTAGTTACGCCTTCTTGTGCCGCTGCTTTCATTGCAGCAATGGCGCCTTCTTTTTGCAGTATGCCAAAAATATGAGGCTTCTTATTGGCAATGTCATATAGCTCTTTAAGATCACGAGTCTGAGAGCTAGTTGCGCTTGGGTCAAACGTTAAGATACCAGACCGTTTGTCTTTCCATTCGACATCGCGGCCTTCAGTGCGCTTTTGCGCAACTTCTATGTCTGATTTGCCTTGAGCTTCTACAATAGCCCGATTTGTGCTAATTCTGGCTTCCAAAGGTAAACTTGCAGTATTTATGCTTGTAGCTGTTGAGCCAACTGAAGTTGGTGTCGGTGCAGTAGGCGTATTTGCAGCCAATGCTGCTCGCATCTCAGGAATGCTAGGTGACGCACTTGCAGCAGGTCCCATAGCAAGCGAAGACGGGGGCGGAGGCATTAACGCGGCAGGGGCTTTTAACCCTGGTGCACCACCCATATCAGGGTTTGGCGCACTAATCATCGAAGACATTGGTATAGACGACACTGGCTTAGGCGCCGGCGGTAATGCCGAAGCCGGTGCCGGCGCAGGTTGACCACCCCCAGGTTGTACGTAGTTCGGAATCATGCTAAGAATCTCATCGCCGTACTTAGCTTTGAGCGTTGCAACGTCCATGCCATTTCTAAGATCAGCTTGCGCGTTAGTAACGAGACGCTGTGATTTCTCTGCTGTAAACTTATCTAACTCAAGCTGGTATTGTTTACCTTGCAGATCAACTTTAGTGACTTCATTTTGCATGCCAAAAAGTTTAGACACCATCTCGCCGACTTGTGGTGATAGTTGCGCAACTTGTGCGTATAGCTGAGGCGTAATTCTGCTAGCAGCGGCAGGCGGTACTGTGCCTTCTTGAAGTGCTTTAGTCGCAACATCAGGCGTTGTACCCATAGCCGATGCAAGTATACCCATAGCCTTGGCTTGGTTTTGCATCTGATACTTTTGGCCTGAGATCTCGGCTCTCATTTGGGCAATAGGCAGCATCTGTGCTTGCTTTTGCTCTTGTTGAGCTCCCATTACTTTTCCAACATTGCCTAGCGACTCACCGAAATTACCTGTCTTACCAGGGTCTAGAAATGCGCCTGCAATTTGAAACCAGTTAGGGCCTTGGTTTGCACGAGCATCTAGCGCATCTAATGTCTTTTGTAATGCGGCGTAATACTCTCGGCTTGCAGGATCATTTTGATTGCCTATCAGTGGGGGCTTTGAAGGTAGTGCCATTTTTAATCCTTAAGGGGTTTCATCGGCATTGCCACCACCATGAGTCTTGTACCAGTCTTCCCAGCCTGTAAAGTCAAGCGCCGTAGGCCCAGCTGGGTCGGTGTACGTAGAATTGCTGCTTAACCAACCACCGATTTTGTTGCCTATCCATTGCCCAAATGGCGTATTGCTTGAACCTGCAATGATTGAGCCTAAGCCTGCTATTTGTGACAATGGCGATGTTGCATATGCACCAGGGATGGGCCCGGTGTAAGTATTAGATACTGAAGTTGGTACGCTATAGCCACGAAGTGCCTGTGAGCCTAAGTTTAGTGCTTGAAGCGGAAATAGCTGCTGATTCTGGTCGATTGTCTGCTGCTGTCCACCCATGGTAGCCAATGCATTGATGTCAGCCAGATTCATTCCTTGGCCTTGTTGCGCCAATGTGCCAAGTTGCTGTGCAGATGCTAACTTTTGAGCTTGATCAGCTTGAGTCGCCCCCAATGCTTGGGTATAGCCTGTCTGCAAAGCTTGTGATTGTGCGCCACTAAGATTAGAAAGCCCAGTGTTTACTGCCTGACCAAGTACTTCTGCGCCTCGTTTAGAGCCAAACTGACCTGTGCCTACTGCACTTGCATTGGCTTGCGGCATTAAATAATCGTTAATGTTTCTTTTACCTAGCACTCCTAAGGCATCCACAACTTGATTTGTGTATGGCGTCATAAACTGACCTACTCTTTGAGTAATGTCAGTATTGCCTACGCCAGATGCTAGTCTACTTGCTTCTGCTATTTGTGGCTGATACTGGCCTGCAGTAGACCCTGCTAAATTAAAAGCTCGATTTTGTAGATCATTAGCGCCAACAAATTTAGCATTTTGCGCGCCTGTGGCGGCACTATTTGCCATGCCACTTAGATAGTCGGTGTACCAGCTAGGGGCTGATGTTACCGCTTGCTGAGAAGTGGTGATATTCGGTAGCGCATCGCCCTGCGTTAAGGTTGCCATATTAGCCTTTCATGTATGCCAATGGCGATTTAGCCGGTGGCGGTATTTTGCCAGATGCGGCAGATCGCTTATGCTTACGAATATTTTCTCTCATTTTATCCAGAACCCTTGACCCTGCCTCATTAGATCCATTACCTAGTGCAGCAACTATGTCAGCATCAAAAACATACTCACCGTCGGCAAGCATGGCTGGAATCTCATCAGACTGACCGTCGCCTTTGCCACGAACATAGTTGCCTGTCTTGCCTGTGATGAACTTAGGCTTGTGGTCGACAGGCCCGCCTTTGCGGTATGCAGCCAATGGGCTGCCGTTAAGTAGACTTTGACCAGTACTGGTTAGATTGGAACTGCCTGTAGTTGGGATTGACCCAAACCCAGGGTTGTTGTATGAGTTGTTTGTTGTAAACGGAGACCCGTATGATGGCATTCCTGTGCTTGCTGTCATCAAAGGTGTGTTTAGATTACTTGTACTACCGTACTTATAGTAACTAGCTTTACCAGCTTTGCCTTGTAGATATTGCATAAGCGCGGGGTCTGCATTAGCAAGTTGTGGGTATAGTTGTGTGAGCTGCTCTAAAGTTGGCGCACTATCTACAGGCGCGCCTGGAAGCATATTGCCAGTAGGCTTGTTAGGTAGCTCCCCTGACTGATTGCCTGATAACATAGAAAGCGCGCCTGCATTGCCTTGCGGCTCGACATTTGTCCTACCGCCGCTTGTCCCAGTCCCAGTGCCTTTACCAGTTCCGGCACCGCTGCCAGTACCTGTACCTGTGCCGCTGCCAGTGCCTCCGCCACTACCGCTGCCTGTGCCAGCATTATTTCCAGTCCCAGTTCCTGTACCCGTACCTGTGCCGCTGCCAGTACTAACATTAGTCCCTAATCCGTCGTTTGTGCCTACGCCTGTTGTGCCTACGCCTGTTGTGCCTACGCCTGTTGTGCCTACGCCTGTTGTAATGTCGCCTGCTACAGGCAAAGCCCCTACGTTAGAAGAGTCGCTTGTGGCTGTAGTCTGATTATTGCTTTCATCGCCACCTGCAGTTAACGCACCGCCAGTAGTTAACGCACCGCCAGTAGTTAACGCACCGCCAGTATTACCACCGCCACCTCCTCCACCTGCAGTTGAATTAGTTTTAGTAGGCTCAACTTTAGTGGCATCTGTATTAGAAGCAGTTGTTGTAGTGGTGGTCGTCACAGGCGCATTTCGTACTGCATTAAGCAAATCATTTGCAACTTTCTTGTCAGCTACAGTAGCATTCGGGTCGTTGTTTATTTGATCTACTTTGCCGGCAAGATCGATATACGTTATTGATTTTTGATTAAGGCTGTCAAAGGCAATTAAGCTAAAGTCAGGGCCGAATCTAAAATGCAACCCAGGACGTGTGCCGTCGGAGCTGACAAGTGTAAAGCCTGATGTGCCTGTGTCGCTCGTTACGCCTGTGCCAAGCACTGAAAGTCTTCCGTCAGAAGGCGAGCCAAGTGATAATAGTGAACCATACTTGTCAAGAAAAGACTCTTTTGCTACTTCATCTGCGGTCTTAACAGGAATCGCGACAGTTGTGTCGGCAACAGTTAAAGCACCAGTTGTGTTGGCACCAGTTGTGCTTGTGACCGGTAAGGCACCAGTCGTGTCGGCGACAGTTGCGTTTGTGACCGGTAGGGCATCGGTTGTGTTGGCGACAGTTGTGCTTGTGACCGGTAGGGCACCAGTTGTGTTGGCACCAGTTGTGTTGGCACCAGTTGTGTTGGCACCAGTTGTGTTGGCGCCAGTTGTGTTGGCACCAGTTGTGCTTATGACAGGTAAGGCGCCGGTTGTGTCGGCGACAGTCGTGTCGTCGACAGTCGTGTCGGCGACAGTTGCGTTTGTGACCGGTAAGGCGCCGGTTGTGTCGCCGACAGTTGCACTTGAAGAGTCTGAAGAAGACAATAGCGACGAAAACTTTAATGCATCTTCAGACGAAAGCACCGTTGACGTCCAATTGCCATCTTCGTCTTTAGACCACTGAACAACGCCTAAGTCATTGCGCTGAACATAAGTGCCATCGCCTACAGCTTTAAATGCGCTTTCATTGCCACGAGCAAACTCATCTTCCATAATTGCATTAAAGCGAGGCCAAAACTCATCATCTGTTAGATCAGAGGACAAAGAATCCAATCTAGTCTGGTTGTCAGTAGAAAGAAATGCGGTTTGCTCACCACCAGCCATTGTGGTATCCGCAGGCTTCCAAATGGATGCTTTGTATACATCCACATTACCACCAAACTCTTGATACTTAGCATAGTCCGGGAAACCTGCTGCTGTAGCAATATTTTGGTCAGAAATTACTTTATCAGCAGCAGCCTGCTCTTGTGCTACCCGCGCAGCCTCAATGGCTTGTTCTTGTGCTCGTATAGCTTCACGGGCTGCTTGCTCTCTATCTGACTGCTCTTGTGCTTGTGCAAGAGCGCCTGCAGTTGTGTCTGCGACTGGTAAAGCGCTTGTAATTGCAGCAGGGTCACTAACTTTATTTGTGCGCAGAATTTGATTTTTTACATCTGTAGCAACATTTTGAGCAGCTTCGTTAAATACAGTTTTTGCCACTTCAGTTGGGCCGCCGGTTACCACCGCGCCAACAATTTTTGCCGTCAAAGGGTCTACCCCTTTGAACACTGTGTTGACCGCAGTTGATGTAGCGCTATTTACCAAACTTCCTGTAAGCGCGTCTGTTACTGCTTGTGCATCGCCTCCAGATGCTGCAACTTTGACTGCCGCGCCGCCTGCGTTAACTATGGCTTTTGTCACAGTGGGGTTATTTACAACACTATTAACAGCTTTTGTAATTTCAGGAGTGGCAACATTTATCCCCGTACTAATCAAAGCATTTGTAATTGCAGTTTTGGGGTCTTGTCCAGAAGCTATGTTAACGGCTGCATTTGCGATTCCCGCCCCCACCGCCTTGGCTCCAGCGCCAGCAACCATAACCCCGTTGCTAACAAGCGATGAAGTGATATATGCGCCCGCTGTTACCGCCGCCATAGGTAAGAGGACAGGCGACCATACTTGGAATGCATTTGTAACTATGTCTGACAAACTAGCTGGGGTGGATACTTTTTTATGATTAGCTACTGCTGCTGCATTTACGGTTCCTGCTAGAGTAAAAGTGTTTGCCTCTGCTTCTTGTGGCGTGAATCCGTAAGTAAGAAGTTCCTCATACTTTTTTTGCAATGCATCGATATTTAATTTGCCAGTAGCTATTGCTTCATTGTTTCCACCAACAAAATCGGCCATTGATCTTGCGTTTTCTAGCGCATAAGCTTTTATGGACGCATAATGTTCAGGGTCGTCTTTTTTTATAATATCATGAAAAATTCTAGAAAAATCTATTTGACTCAAGTCTATTAAATTCGGATCAAATTTATAGACTGGAGTAAATGGATCAGCAATTGGGGCAGTAGACATTGTGGCATTAAGAAATTCTTGCAGCGTAGGCGCGGGTGCGGCAGCAGGGGTAACGGCAGGGGCAACAGGCAAAGCTGCAGGTGTTACTTCAGCGGTTGTAGGCAAAGCGCCCCCGCTTACGCCTTCTGAAGCAATGTCATCAAGCGACATGCCGCCTGAATCATCGTACATCGTATCAGATAACATGCTATTCATACTCATGTAATAGTCTCTGCAGGTTGGTTCACAATGCCCACCATTGCCATTACCCAGTCTTGCCACGTGTCAAAACTGTAAGGGCTAGGTACTGCCTCATTTGAGAATATGTCAATTGCTTTTAGTCCTGCGGCCCACTCTTTCCAGCCGTCTTCGCCTGAGGGAATCATAAGTTGCTGACCTGCGTAAGCTTCGCACATTAGACTAGCCCAGTCATTCCATGTTTGGAATCGAGGATCATAGATAAGCGGAATAGCCATGTTATTCCTAGTAAGGTCTTACATCACCTGCATTAACTGACAATATCACTTTACCCATCTGGTAAGTACCACCTTGCACGTTACTTGTAAAAGTTAGTCTAATCTCACGCCGTTGTTCACGCATGTCGATCTTACCCGTAGTTGAATCAAACACATATGGATCTGATGTTACATCATCGCTTTGCGCAAATGGGCGACCCGTTACTTGAAAAGTCATTTCGCCTGTCATAATAAAATCAGGCTCAACGCGCTCTAAATGAACCCACACATTGTCACCCATCATCTGCGTTTGTGAAGGACCGCCTGCAACCCATCCAAGATCTGATGTTTGAAATGAGCTTTCAATTGCATTTGACACAGACCCTATTACTTCATCCGTGCCAATCTCATGTTGCCATAGAACAACTTGTCCAGCTACAGTGTAGAAATTAGCAGTTACTGTTGCCGATGCAGTGGCTACAGTTGACAAAGTAACGTCATAATAGTTAACAGTTGCACTAGGCACTATTGCTAAGATAGTAGAGTTAGTTGGCAACCCTGTTGCAACCACTAACTGGCCTGTCGCAATTAAGTTTGTAATAGGCACTTGAATCACAGCAGTTGTCTGAGTAATGATGCTTGATGTAAAGATTAAATCTTGAGTGCTGAGTGTGGCTCCTGCATTAATAGGAAACTTAAACACTTGTGAAAAATAGCCTGCAGTTCGCGTTGCCCCAGAAGCACCGCCTGCATCGTACCAGCAGTTTTCACGAATATTGTAGATCACTGCATCATTGCATTCGGTAGATGTGCCGCTTGGAAAAAACCACCAGATTTCGCCAAACCGTGGCACTTTTTGTACCCATACTTTTTGTCGTTGGGCATAGTTTAAGTTGTCAAAGAAATAGTTTTGGTTAAAGTTATTCGGTATTTCTTTAACAACGCCGTTGTATAACAAAAACCGATCAACGCCGCACCAGTAATAGATGCCGTCATACTCAATAGCAGACTGACTTGACAAAATCGAAGACTGACTAGTAATAATGTCATAGCGCCAGTATTGGTTATTAGCACCACCTATATAAGATACACGGACAAGACTGTCAAGGCTCCAGAACAACCCTGATGGCGCATTTGAACCGCCTCGTACAGGCAAGCCTTGCACAATTTTACCAGATGCTACATTTACTTCATTGGCATCTGCAGATACCCAGTCATTTGTGTTTCCGGCTGCACAATTTCTAATTAGTCCGTTATTACCATAGACAAACACATAGGGGTGAAGAGAAACCACACCGCCTGACACCGACACATTATTGTTAAACGTCAATGTTGAAATGCCTGTAATCGTTGCAGCATTTGATAGTACAACACCAAAGTACTGGCCTATGCTAAACGTAAACCCAGATGTTGTTCTTACTACTGTAGTTACAGCAGGCCCGCCTGAAGTTGCAGACAACGTAAATGTTGTTGTATTGTTAGTTGCTATAATATAGTAAGTAGTGCCTGCAGTAAGCCCAATACTATTTGTTGCAGTAAACGTTAAGCCGCCTAGACCAGTGACAACAGTTGTAATGGCACTTCCACCTATGGTGGCTGACAAAGTAAACGTAGATGTGCCATTTGTAGTAATGATGTAGTATGTTGTATTGCTTGACACACCACTGTATGGAAGCACGTTAATCGTAATGCCTGTTAGCGACCCATAAGTACCTGTAATTGCAGCACCGCCTAATGACGAAGACAGTGTAAAAGTTGATGTGCCATTAGTAGCGACTATATAGTACGTATAGCCAGGAATTAGACCAGCGCCATTTACTACATTAAACGTAAGCCCTGTAAGACTAGCCACTGCTGTTATTAGTGCTTGACCGTCTTGCGCTGTCGATAATGTGAATGTAGACGTGCCATCGGTGGCAATAATGTAATAAGTCGTTTGTGATGCAATGCCTGTAAAGAACACAGCTGAGAATACTAAACCTGTTGTTGTGCCTGCCGTAGTAACAATTGCCGTCCCGCCGTAAGTTGCAGACAATGTAAACGTAGAGACGCCGTCTGTAGTAATAACATAATAGGTTGTGTTGGTGTTAATACCTGTTGCAGTACCCGTAAGAGCGCCAGTGACTTTGATAGGCATACCAATGTATAAGCCGCCATTTGTTAATGCAGGCGTTACAGAGCATTGCCCTGCAATGCCTGTTACTGCAACAGTTGCAATTGTAGTTGCTGCAACAGTGCCTGTTACATACACAGGCTGACCAACAACTAACCCGGTTGTAGCCGTACAAGAAAATGTGCCGCTTAGTCCGGTGACTGCAACACTTGCAAGCGTGTTAGTTCCGTATGCACCTGTTACTGCAACAGGCTGACCTACAGCAAGACCTGTTGTTGCCGTACATGAAAAAGTACCACTAGAGCTTGTAATAGCAGGACTAACAAGAGTATTGGTTGTAGGCGTGCCAGATACTGTAATAGGCTGATTTACATACAACCCGGTTGTTGCCGTACATGAAAATGTGCCACTTGTGCCAGTTACTGCAACGCTTGCAAGTGTGTTAGTGCCTAGCGACCCTGTAGGTGTGACAGTTTGGCCTATAAACAACCCAGGCGTGGCTGTGCATGAGAACGTGCCACTTGTGCTTGTGACTGTTACGCCGGATAGCGCAAATGATGTTAAGTTTGCTGATACAACAGTTGTATTTGCAGGAATACCTGTACCAGTTACTGTCTGACCTGCGCCAATAAGCAAATCTTGACTGGCAAATGTCACCGATGTTGTACTGTTTAAGTAAGCATTGGCATTTGTAAATACACCGATCTGCGACATTGTTGAGCCGCTAATATTGCCAATTAGCACAGGAGTGCTTACTGTAGAGTCAATTAAAGTCAAGTTTTGACCTGGGTGAGCTAACAATGACGCAACGCCTGAACCGCCTACATCATAAAACCCATCAAACTGCCACAGATTGTCAGACGATGCTGTAAAGTTAGTCAAAGAAAAATCAATAGCACCAGATCCAACACCGTTATTGTCAAATGTTAATCGTTGTAGCCCATTGCTATGCCCACTAAAGGCTTGATTAATTGCGTTTGAAGGATTAACCCAGATGCCACGAGAATAGCCAGTTAAGTTTGAAATACGACGATACCCGCCGATTTTGCGAGGTCTACCTCTTTGAAATCTAACCCATTGCCCATCTGTATAAAAGTTTATGTCAAAGACAGTACCGTCCCGTTGAATACCGGGTTGCGTATCAATTGCAAAAACTTTTTCAGTCATTAGAACGTTCCGCCTAAGACACCGCCTGAAAATGTACCAGTTCCGACAATTGCCAAACCAGAAGCAGAAACTGTTGAGCGCAATACACCGAGAATTGCCGTATTAAATTCACCTGAAGCAGCGCGGTAAATCCCTGTTGTTGTTTCTGACGCAAAATTTAACGATGGTGCGCCTACTGACCCATTTGTTAAGCTAACCGTTGATGACCCGGCAAGAATTGTATTGGCGTTATACAAATTAACAGAGTCGCAAACCAAAGTGGCTTGAGTCCCTGCAGTTAAAATAGCAGTGCCGCCAGAACCTGTTGTGATTGTAACGGTGTAAGCGCCTGTTGTTGCATTGACAATATAGTAAACCTGCACTGTTGACGGAATAACGATTGTCACATTACCTGTCAGTGCGCCTGTGTACTTCTGAATAACATTAGAAGCTTCTGAAGCAGTTAAAGTATAAGAGCCTGTTGTCACAGCTTTACTTAATTGCGTAAAAGCAAATTGCGTAGACTTTCCTAGCCCCACAGTGTAAAACTGTGTGCCGCTGCAAACAATGATGCAAGAGTCTGTTGGTTGTAAAACAATTGAAGCAGAACCATTAATTAAATCACCGCTAGTTCCTGTTACTGTTAAAGCGCCTGTCCCGCTGTTGCGTAAGAACATAAACCAATTATCAGCCAATGTTGAAGCCAACGACAAGGTCAGCGTCCCAGCACCACCTGTCCACACATAAGTACTAGAGCGGTCAGTGGTAAGCGCTGTGTAGTTAGAAGAGAAGGTTGTGACTGGCTGGCTTTGGTTAAGCGTCTGACCGATTGCCAGTAAGCCATAACCAGCAAGAGTAGCGGCGTCTGCGCCAGAAGAGCCAATACCAAAGGCAATAATGCCCCACGTTCCTGCGGTGGTAGCATTCGTGACGATGTAGATGTACTGCGCCTCGCCTGCGACAACCGTCGCAATGGTGTTTGCGCCAGTATAGTCTTTGACCGTTACAGCAACAGCGCCGACGTTGCGAATCAAAGCGTCCTGACCGACCGATGCTTGGTTGGCAGGCGGCATCCACAACTCGTTTGCGCTGGAGACGGTAGACACCTCCATGATGCGTGCAGCGGCGTCGTCAGTGGATGTGCCATTAATTGGCCACTCCAACTGCAAATCAGTTGTCAGGATAATGCGGCGATAGGAGACGTCCGTCGGTTGTATAACATTACCAGTGAAAGGGCTTGTATAGCTCATGAGTCAACTCCAATAGCTTGGCGATCAGCAATACGAAGCTTGTCTTCCATTGCAAGCGTTGCCATAATTGCATCATATTGTTGTTGAAAGAATGCAGTTCGTGCATCGTTCTTAAGAAATGGCTGTGCTTGCAGCAAAGAACCGAACAATAGTGCTTGAGGCGCGTACTGTGTAAACCAATTAGACTGATTTG